CGTTCGTCTGCACCGTGTCGAGAGCCAGCATGTCCGGCACCCAGGAGGGGATGTAGGCGGCGAAGCGCGAGCCGCGCGGCATCCTGAACCTGCCCATGATCCCGAACTTGGCCTTCACGATCGCGTCCACGAGGTAGATCAGGGCGCTCAGAGTCTCTGCCCCGTTCGTGACGTTGACCGAGAGAGCCTTGATCCTGTCGAGCATGAACGTCTCGCTCGTGCGCGCGAGCGCGGCCATCGTGAGCTCGTTCTCGTGGCTGATCCGCTCCGGCCAGGAGATCGCGTTCAGGTTGCCGTACTCCCGGCAGTGCGCGAGGATCTGCACGGCCGTGGTCGTGTACTCCGCGCAGTCCATGTCCTGACAGGACTTGGTGGCGAAGGTGCCACCGAGCGCGTCGTTCGCCTCGGAGATCGAGGAGATCGCGGTCGTGATGTCCGCGATGTAGGTCGATTCCGGGATGGAGACCGACCCCCGCACCGCCCGGAACTTGGGCAGCGCGTCCCACACGGGCTCCGCGTCGGTCGCGAAGTTGACCATGTTGTAGAAGGGAGTGGCCGGAGCGCACAGGCCACCGGAGGCCGTGAGGCTGTACTGCCCGATCCCACCGGGGATCGAGGCAACCAGCACCTCGGCCAGCTTCTCTGCGTTCGAGACCGGATCGGTCCCGAGCGTCCGATCCTCCGGGAAGGAGAAGTCCGCCCGTGCGATCGGGACTGCCGTGCCACCTGAGCGGTAGCCGCCTCCCGTGGGGGACTTCGGGATGTGCTGGAGCGAGCGCATCCCCTCCTGCATCGCTGCGGCGAGGCTCTTGGTGTCGAACGGCTCACCGTTCCGCGCGAGCGGCCCTACAGGCAGCAGCGGGGTTCCGGGATGTTCGATGACCGGAGGGAGCCGGTCTGCGGAGGGAGCCGGTGTTCGGCGGAGGCGGACCGCAGCGGTCTCCTCCACCTGGGCGTCTGCCGTGACGAGCTCGCGCTCTTCGACGACTTCGGCCTCCTCCGCCTCCTCGATGACCTCCTCGGCCACGACCTCGACCGGAGCGGAGTCCTCCTCGACCGGAGCCTCCTCCACCTCGGGCTCGGCCAGGAGCGCTGCGAACTTGCTGTCGCGCTCCGAGAGCGCCTTGTCGAAGTTCTCCGAGGCCTCGGCGCGTGCGGAGCGCTCGCTCACGAGCTTCTCCACCTGCGCGAGCCCTCGGTCGTACTCGGCCACGATCTGCTCGGCGGTCAGGCCGGCGGTGAACTCGTCCTCCTCCTTGATCCGGGCAGCCGCGTCGCGGTGCGCCGAGATCAGGTCGGATAGTTCCTCGTCGGGGACTGCCGAGAGATCCTCTGGAATCTCTGGGAACAACGGTTCCATCTTTCCTCCTTACGGGTTTCGTCACGTAACGGAGGTTCGTGTGGAACCGCCTGGCGCGGGGGGCGTGTGGCCCATCCGCGCTGTCGGAAGTATAGGGAAGCGCAGCGGACGGCGCTACCAGTCGGCGGCGTCCTCGCAGAAGAGGAGCGCCGTACGCGAAGTGTCCTTCCCCCACAGCGCCTTGCGCCCGATGGTGGAACGTTCGCGGTCGTCGTGCTGGACGAGCGAGGGGACGCTGAAACGGATGAGTTGCTTGTCGAAGGCGGCCCAGCGCCCGAGCACCCCGTCGTCCGAGCGCGGCTCAGGGTGGCCGAGGCGGCGCGGGTTGGCCTCCGTCCAGGCCAGGAACTCCTGCGCCTTGGAGCGCGGCCAGAGGATCGCCACCACCGGGCAGAACTCGTTACCGCGCATTCCCGTCGACACGTACCGCTCCCGGCTCTTGGCGGCCCGGAGCGCGAGCATCGCTACCCGCCGGGGGAGGCGGGCGAGGAAGAGGACGACCGGAGTGACCGGGTTCTCCTCCGCCACCCGCTCGAGCGCCGCCGCGAAGTTCAGCGCGGGGCGCGCGTCGTCCTGGATGATGAGCAGGTGGGAGCACTCGGGGAGATCACGCAGGCAGGCCTTGTACCCCTCCCACGGATTCGGAGGGTTGCTCGCGTGCAGCATGACCTCGCTCGGTACGCCGAGCGCGTCAACGAGGGGCTGGTGGAGGTGGGTGCGGCTCGGGTGGCCCTGGATGCGCGCTGCTAGAACGGCCACTCGGGGCACGCCGCCGCCACGATCCGCCTGCGCGTGTCCGCGATCTGCTTCCACTGGCGAGCGGTGAAGGCAGGCTCTACGGGCTCGGTCAGGATGAGCGTCGAGATCTCGCCGGAGGCCGCGAGCGAGAGTTGCGCACGGGGGATGGGGAAGCCGGGAACGGGAACCGCGAGCGCGGCTACGAGCTCCAGGTTGTGGTCGGCCAGCCGCCAGTCTCCGGAGACGGAGTTGGCGCGCAGGTCACGCACCTGCTCTGGGGTGAGGTCCGAGCGGAGGACACCCGACACCCAGATCCCGTGCCTGCCGTTTCGCGCGCGCACGAAGGCTCCGACCGAGCCGGTGTCGTCGTAGTGGCGAGTGGCGGCGGAGAGGTCGGCGGTCGTGGAGGCATGGCCCGTCGCGAGCACGATCTTGCCGACCGCGACGCGCTCGCCCTCGAGCGTCTCGATCTCCCCGAGGTGGAAGTGGCGGTAGTCCGTGACCGAGCGCGGCGGCTTCACGCACTCGCTCATGGCTCCGCTCGCAAGCCCGACGTGGCACGTCTCCCAGAGCGCCAGGTGCCCGTACACGGTGCCGTCGTCTGCGTAGGTGATCGGCGTCGGCGCGTCCGCCTCCGGGATCTCGAAGACAGAGCGCGAAGGAACTAGTGGGGCCATGCTCGCCGTCCTTCCCTCGTTCGCATACAAGGCTCGCTGGTGCTTGAGAGCTTCATCGAGAGAAGCATGACAGCCGCCGGGGACGACGGAACCGCCTATCTTGCGCACACAGTAGCGGCTTCCTTGCTTCTCGATCTTCCAGGGCATCTACATATCCTCGCATAGATTCAGACTGCCTGGCTCATATCGACGTAGCCTTGCGCAACGGCGAGAGCCGCGAGGTGCGTCCTATTGCGGGCCGCGAAGATCGCGAGTAGCGCCTTCGTACGATCCCTCACCGTGTCGAGCGCATAGAACGTCTCGCGGGCGATCTCCTCGTTCGTGCGCCCGTGACAAATCAGCGCGAGCGTCGTGCGCAGGATCGGCGTCATGTCGTCGGGGTCGAGGCTGGGGGAGTACACCCGAGCCTTCGCCAGCCGAGCAGGGGTGCGATTCACCGTCAGATCGGGCGCACGCTCGATGGCTATCGCGAGCCGCATCGGCACCGGCTGCGACATGACCAGCCGATACACGCGCTCGTCCATCTCATGATCCGGTGAAGGTGGCGCACATCTGTGGACCGGACTTGCCGATCGTGTTCACTGCCCAGACACAGGCGCGGAAGCTCCTGACCGAGAGCGTGAAACCCACCTTCGCCCAGAGACGAGTCAACCCACGATTGATGACCTTCCCGTTCTTCGAGACGGTGTACGTCACCGGACCATGCGCGTCGTCACGGGCCGGAGGCCAGTTCACGATAAGAGATCGCGCCGTAGCCTGCGATGGATACAACTCTCCGGGCTGACTCGGCCCCCAGATCAGCTTGAGAGAAGTCTCCCCGATCTCGACTGCTTCGAGGTTGACCGGAGCCGGAACCGTCGAAGTGGTCGTGACCTCTGCGGAGAACGGAGTCAACTGATCCCCCGCGACGAGAGCGCCGGCCGCTAGAACGGCTGCTCCCGTTACAGCAACGAGCTTCCCGGTCAGGCGGCTAACTCCTGGCTCACTTCACGCGCCTTGCGCACCTGCGCCACGAAGCCTGGCGGCAACTCAGGCAGGTGCTCATAGCAGAGCGTGCGCGCGGCGTGGACCTCCAACATCTGGGAGAGCGAGGAGGCCTGCGTGGAGTCGAAGCCGTAGTCGGCCAGGATCACACGGAATCCTTCCGCTCCCCCGGAGACGAGGCTCATGGGATCGGAAAGGGCTTTCACCTGTTCTGGCCCGAGCAGAGCAGCCACGAGTGCATTCGGGGCTCCGTCCGTCAGTTCCTTGCACTCCTCGCACTTCTGCTGATGCCGGCGCAGGCGCGATCCGGCCAACTCGCGGCAGCGAAGGAGCGAGAGCCTTGCGGCTCCCAGGATCTCGGCGGAGGCTGTTGCCTCCTGACGAGACACGTCCCTGCCCCCCGTGGGGGCGGGCGGGCCGTCCTCGGCGGGCGCGTTTCCGTTCGTGGAGGGTTCCGGCCCTCGCTGCCCGACCATGAGGCTCTGCCCCTCGATCTCGACCGGCTGGCGCATCTTGAGCGAGGCAAGAAACTCCTTCTCTTCCTCCGAGGGAGCCTTGTCCTCCCCTACTCCGATCAACTCACGGTAGGCGGCGAAGGAGATGGCGATTCGGTCGAGGGCGTTGTTGGCGATCTCCGTGCGGTCGGGGGAGATGACCACCTGCGAGTCGTCCATCCCGATCACGACCTTGTTCCAGTCTGCGTAGCCGTCTTCCTGGAGGCCGGGTCGCAGGTAGCCCTCGGCCAGATCGTCCGCAAACTGCTCGGCCTTCAAGTACCCGTGCGAGCGCCAGAGATCGTGGATCAGTTGCTTCGTCCCCCAGTGGTTGACCGCCGCCATTCCGGTCAGCGACTCGGGCGGAATATCGAAGGCGATCGAGGCACGGGTGATGCACTCCTTGCGTAGCTCGCGCTCGAGGTAGTCGTTCTGCGGATCGTGCGTCTGCACCCAACGGAAGAACTCCTGCCCGGCGTAGTCGGAGGGCGGGGTGTAGAGGAAGGGAACTTTCGCGGCGGCGGAACCTGGATTCTCGATCTGCGATTGCGTGTGCTCGATGTAGTCGGAGAGGAAGACGTTGTTCTCCGGGTCCTCCTCACCGCCGTCGTGAGCTTCCGGGTCCTCAGGAATCCCCTCTCGCGCCATGACGATGATGCCGTTGGTCATGCGAGAGACGGCTGTGCCCATGACCGAGGCGGTGAGAACGAGTAGCTCCTCGGCTATGTCCCCGATCCCGCGCATGGGCGAGTCGGCCTCGTCGGACTGCTCGGGATCGGATGTCCAGAAGCGATAGGCGATCCCCACGTCGGATGTCTCCCTGCCGTTCAGGTCGATCCGTACGGCTTGGCCGGCCTCCCCGAACTTGAGCTCGTCCTTCCACAGGAACTTCCAGCGCTCCTCGTCGGTGTCCAGGCGGTAGCCGAAGAGGTAGCCCTCGCCCGTGATCCACATGAGGCGGCCATAGTCGTACTGAAGCCGAGAGCGTCCCCCGCCTGGGTCCTGGATGCGGTTCAGGCGCTCGACGGGTGGGCCTCCCGTGATCTCTTCGATCGTTCCGTCCGGGCGCTGGAACGCCGGGTAGTAACGCACGCGGCTCATCATCTTCGCGTAGGTCTGCGCCGCGTACCGGAACTCACCGATCCGGTGGTAGTAGTCGAAGGCTCTCCGTTGCCAGGGCTGTTCGACACGTTTGGAGTACGAGGACTCCGACCTCGTTCGCACTCGGGTCGCAGAGGCGGTTAGCGCCCGGAGGGGGACGCGCCGCGTTGGGAGTGCCACCTATGTCCTACTTCGGAGGAGGGGTGGGTCCCTTGGGCTTCTTGCAGCCGCACATGGCGCGGAGTATAGGGAGTTCATTCGGACGACAACAACTTGTGAGCGCCGACCAGGCCGGCGTGGAGCGCGAGGAGCGCCGCCACTACGAGCGTCGAATGCGGCCACACCTGCCATGCCCCCCACCAGGCAGCGGTAATCCACGCGCCCATGCAGTAGGGGCAGGTGATGAAGTTGGCGAGGCGGAAGCGGTAGTCGTCGGGCACCTTGTCGCCCTCCTGCGTCCACTCGCTCCCGAGTCGCGTCACGTAACGGCGGGGGCGGTCGAGGATGTCGTCGAAGGCGACCAGTTGGAAGCTGCGCCAGGCGGCGAGCGCGAGCAGGACGGCCTCGTACCAGTCGGGGACGTTCACGGAAGTGCCGCCGCGAGTTGCGCCCCGACAGACGGAGCGCCGACCGTGTAATCGGGACCGTTGCCGTTCGCGCCGTACTTGAGTTGCTTCCCCTTTCCGAGAAGCGCCTCGACGTTGATCCCCCAATGCTGGTGCTCGGCTCCCTTCTGCGCGACCGTGCGAGCGAGCTCCTGCCCCTTGACGAACTTCGTCCCGATGCGCGGGGAGGAGACGGTGTGGCCGATCCAGTATTCGATTCCCGACGCACCCCGCGCGTAGAAGGCAGCACCGGGGCTCGCGCTCGTGTACGGGGCGATGACGACCATGTTCTCGGGCGCGATGGAGATCGCTCCCAGGCCCCAGTTGTCGTCGACGGCGGGGAAGTAGGGGATGCCGTCCGTGTTGTGGGTGAGTTGGTAGGCGAGAAGCGACTTGCCGCCCCTGCGAATCGGGCCGAGCGCGGGCACCTTCGGCGGCTCGAGGTCGCGCTCGAGCTTGTGCAGATCCGCTAGTGCCCGCTTCCAGTGGCCTCCCTTGCGCCCGCCGGCCTTCCACTGGATGTAGCCCTGTCCGGTCTGTTCGAGTTCCTCGATTGCTTCCCGTAGGAGCGCGAGGCGCTGCTTGTCGGTCATGCCGCTACCGCGCCCTCCGCGTCCAGGGTCTTCACCCACTCCAGCGTGCGAGTCATCCCCTCGATCAGATCGACCTCGGGCTTCCATCCGAGCGCACGGATCTTCTTCGTGGACAGGCGTTTCACCACCGTCTGCATCTTCGGGGGGTCGATCTCCCTGATCCGGCTCGGCGTCTCGCCCGTCAGTTGGCAGGCAAGCTCGGCCACGTGCAGCATCGTGACCGCCGCATCATCCCGTCCGATGTTGAAGGCTCCACCGTTCGTCCGCTCCAGCACCATGCGCGCCGCCCGCACCGTGTCCGTCACGTAACACCAGGAGCGCTCGGCTCCCCTGTGGACCGGGATCTGGCGCCCATGGAGCGCCTGGTGAAGCATGTTGATGATGGCGGCACGACCTCTCCCCGCCGGCAGGCCGGGGCCGTAGGGCATGGAGAAGCGGAAGATGGTCAGCCCCTCGGGGGCGTAGTGCCGGCACACGTCCTCTCCGAACAGCTTGGAGATCCCGTACAGGTTGTGCGGGAGCGTCCACGGCCCCTCGTCCTCGTCGCAGGCCTCCTCGCCGTTGTCTCCGTACACCTCGGAGGTAGAGGCGTAGGCAAGCCGGATCTTGCGCGTGCCGCAGGCCTGCGCCACGAGCGCGGTCATGCCCACGTTGTCGGTGATCGTCTCCATCGGCTCCTGCTCCCCGAACAGGCGACCGACCTTGGCCGCGAGATGTACGCACAGGTCGGCGTCCTCATGTTCATCGAACACGGCATCAACGACCTCTGGGAAGCGGAGATCGTGCCGGTGCGACAGTTGCAGATCCACGCCGACGACCTCGTGGCCGTGTTGCTCTAGCTCGAAGGACAGGTGGCTCCCGATGAACCCGCTGGAGCCGGTGATGACCACCTTCACGGGCTTGGAGTCTACGTCAGCTTGCGGAGGGCACGGTTGTATGCGTGCCAGTCCTCGTCCAAGCGGTCGAGGCGACCGACCTCTTCGTGGTGATGGACGAACAGGTATTCGCGGGCGATGACGGTCTGGATGCCGATCTTGCGCCCGAGATCACCGAAGAAGTAGTCGTTCATGTAGTGCGTCTCCAGCATCGGGCCCATCTCCCAGAACCACTCCTTCGGTGCGAAGGGGATGCGCGAGAACTCCGCAATCTGCCCGTCCTCGCGTTCGGAGGCGTCCCAGCCGCAGGACTCGGTGGAGCCGTCCGGCTTGAGGATGCGGGGGGCGGGGAGGAAGCCCGCGTTCACCTTCGACCAGGCCGCCTCGTACCAGCCCGGCTGCGGCTCGAGGTCGTCGGCGCTCAGGTGGATGAAGTCCCCGTCCGCCTGCGCGATCCCCTCGTTCCAGGCGATCCCGCAGGTGGGGCGGTTGCGGAAGACGAGGTACTGGACCTCAACCGGGGTCGTGCTCTCGTAGGCGGCGAGGCAGCGGGCGAGAGACTTCTCCCGGCCGTCAACCGTGGGGATGACGATCGAGATCGTCAACGGGTGGCGGGAGCCGAGTCATCGGGACGGTACATCCCCCGCGCGTTCCAGGAACGGCGGTAGTACTCATCGTCCCACGACTCCTGCGAGAGCGAGCGGATACAGGGCTTCTTCACCCGCGTCCAGGTGTAACCCATCTCCTCGACCGCTGGGGAGAAGAAGGAGTCCTCGGAGTAGCCGGGCGGGTACTCGGGCCAGGGGCGCTCGTCGTAGCGCAGGCCCAGGTCCCACAACTCTCTGCGGATGACGTTGTTGCCGCCGACGTTCCAGCGCGCAAAGGCTTCCTCCTCGTCCGTGCGCAGGCCCACCTGTCCCACCTTCTGCGCACGGAAGATGCGCTCGACCTCCTCGCACCAGCCAGAGAGGAAGGCGAAGTCGTTGTCGGCGCGGTGAAGGTGAGTGGCATCGGCCGGCGCGGTCTCCCACCCGATGTTGCAAGCGGGACCGGGGTAGCGATTGAGGGTCAACACCTGATGTGGATGGTCGGAGGAACGCAGCCATTCCTGCGTCCCGTCAGTGGAGGCGTTGTCCACAATGAGGTAGGTGAAGGGCACGCTCACCGTCTCTAGGTAGGACGCGACGGCCTGCTTCGTCAACTCCAGGCGGTTGTACGTGATGAAGACGGTGTGGATCTTCATGCGTACTGCTCCGGGAACAGATCGCGCTGCACCTGTTCGTGCATCTTCACCTGCCAGTCCCGATCGCGCCACGCCTCCCGGTGCTTGGAGTTCTCGTTCCAATAGGCGATGTACACCGCCCGGCGCACCTGCACTACTTCCGCGCCCGCCTTCCAGCACTTCGCCCACAGGCTCCAGTCCTCGAAGCCGTGTGGGTAGTCCCCGAAGCCGCCCACCGAGAGAAACAACTCACGGTGAACGAGCGTTCCTACGACGAGGTAGTTGTTCTTGGAGAGGTCGTTTCCGACGTGGAAACGAGGCGTCTGCTGGCGGCCCTTGCGCACGTAGGAGACGGCGGGCGTGAGCAGAGGCGGAACACGGTCGACACCACGCCTGCGCTCCAGAGCCCGCCGCATGAACCGCAGGTAGTTCGACCCAAACTGGTCGTCGGCGTCGAGGAAGCAGAGCCAGTCCGAGGTCGCCTCCTCGGCCAGCGCGTTCCGCACTTCCGCGATCGTCGCGGCGGGTTCGTGGCGCAGGAGCACCTCGTCGGCCTCAGCCACGGAGGGAAGGGCGCGCTCTCTCGCCAGTTCTGCCCAGGAGTCTTCCCCGTAGGTGCCGATCAGGACCGAGACCTTCACAGCTTCGGCAACTCCCCGCCCGCGAGCACGATCCCACCGGTCAGTTGCCGCACGATCTCGTCGCGCGTGTCCTGGCGGAAGGCGATCCTGATCTGATCCCCGCTCTGGCGGTCGGTGAAGACGAGGCTCCACACCTTGACCACGACCGGACCACCGTTCCCTTGCTCCTCGGAGTCGAGCTCCTTCCCCTCCGTTACCCCGATGTGGTAGCCGACGAGTTGCTCGACTCTAGGCACTGTGCTCCTCCAGTTGCGCGATCTTGTCACTCAAGGCGCTGACCATCTCGCTCACGTCGTCTCGCAGGTCGATCTCCGGGGATTCCATCGAGATCAGCCAGGCGGTTGCCATGTCTCGCTGCTGACGGTGGAGCTCGAGGATCGCGCGGCGCTGCATCCTGATCGTCTGCTGCTGTCGCTGCGCCATGTCGAGCAACTCGTTCCAGTGCTTGAGTATGAACAGGAGCCTCATCGTTTCGCCACCTTCACCTCGTCGGGATGGAGTCCTGCATAGCCCCACTCGGCGGCGCGGGAGAAGAAGAGCCGCTGATCGTCGTGGAAGGTGGCGAGCCCTTTGCGGTAGGTGGCATCCCAACGTGCCGTCTTCCAGAGCGGGTGGCGGTGGCGGATGATAGAGCTCTTGGCGAAGGCGTACTGCCCGCGCGCCTGCGCGAGTCCACACAACTCGCGGTCGGAGAAGTTGTGGTCGTAGCCCTCATGGATCAGCGTGCCGGGACCGTCGAGGGATGCTCCCCATTCCGTCACGTAACGTCGCCGGACGAGGGAGTGGGTGGAGAAGATCCCCGCCTGCACGTACCCGTTCGCCATGTCGTTCGTGCCGATCACGCCCGCGTCCGTCTCCTCGGCCACCCGGAGCGCCTCGGCGTCCCAGCCCGGCTCAGGGGTCACGTCGTCGGAGGCAAGCAGGACGAAGGGGCGCTCAGTCTCCCGAAAGCCCACGTTCATCTTGATCGGGTACTGATGCTGCCCGGTGGCATCGGTGACGATGATGGTTTCCCATCCCGTGGCCGCGCAAGCCGCAATCTGCTCGGAGTCCCCCGGAGTGCAGAGGAAGGTGATCGCATACTCGGCGCTCGTGACGGAGAAGGCCTCGAGCAGGGATTCCACGTTCTTAGGCCTCCCGAGCACGGGAACGAGCACGTCGATCATCGCTTCACCTTGAAGCTCGACCACACCCGCGACGGCCCGACCGCCCTCGATCTCAACCAGTTCATCGCCTGACTGAAAGCATCCACCTGGTCGTCGTGAGAGCCGTGGGAGCCGTCCGCCTGGAACATCGCTGCCTCCTCGACCAGCGAATGGGTGATGGCGGGGCAGGACTCGTCGGGGCCGGAGAGGTCGTCCTTCATCCGGCCTGGTAGGAAGACGTTGCCTGTCTCCAGGTCGCCCGAGGCCGCAAGTGCGCGCATCCCCTTGGAACCTTCGGAGCCGACCGGGATCTTCTGTATCAGTCCGAGTTCGCGCTGGAGGTCGATCACCATGTCGATCCCGTAGCCCGCGTTCTCGATCAGAGTACGGTGCTGGGAGGAGCGCCAATGGCGACGTGCCCAGCGGCTCATCTCTACCACGGCGCGCTTGGCTTGCTCGTAGCCCATGCGCTCGGTGCGCGCGTCGAGCAGGTAGCGGTTGCCCTTGTCCGCCCCCCACACCTGGATCGCCACGAAGTCCGAGGACTCCTTGTCTTTCAGGGGAGTATCGACCGAGACCACCACCATCCCGAAGCGTGGCAAACGCTGAATGAACATCTCGAACGGCTCGCCCCGGCGCTGTGGCTCGTAGTAGCGCCACCAGGAGCGCTTCAAGAGATCACCCTCGATCGCGGCTATCCATTCCCCGTCGAGTTCCTGGGAGCCGAGCCGGGTGCCGGCGTAGCGCGCGTACAACTCGGCCACCGCCGACTGATCGAGGTTCTGCACGTTGTCTACCGTGCGGAAGCGGGAGACGGGGATCTTCTCGTCCTCGACCAAGAGCTTGATCAGCCCGTGCCCCATCTTGGGCGTTCCGGTCACGATGATGCGCGCAGGGTCATGCCGAACTGCGAAGGAGAGGGACTCGTTCCAGGCCTGGTCCCACTTGACCCACAGTCCCGCCTCGTCGCACCAAGCGGCGCGAAGGTTCTTGCCCTGGATGCGCAGAGCGCCGTCGTCGGCCCCGTCCAGAAAGATGCGTGAGCCGGACTTCAAGTGGATCTCTCCCAGCGAGCGGTTGTAGTTCCCCACCCGCGGCCCGAGCACGTTCAGGATGCCCGAGGTGGAAGACTCGGCGCAGGTGTCGCGGGCGTCCGCGAAGGTCGGGGCCACGATCGCGTACTCGCCGGGAGGGTGGATGCCTTCCCAATAGGCGAGCGTCTCCGCGCCCGTGCGCGTCTTCCCGCCCCCACGACCCCCCTGGCAGAACCACACCCGCCAGTCGCCTTCGGGGGGGATCTGTTCGGGGCGCGCAAGCTCCAACCAGCGCTCGTGCTGGAGCAGAGTGAGGACGTGCATCTTGCGCTCTTCCGGCCAGTCGGCGGTGCGCTCGCTGAGAAGATCCGTCACGTCTCGCGATTCTCGCGGCGTGCCTGCCACTCCCATAGGCGCAGTTTGCACCAGCACTCACGCTTGGCGCCATCGACCCAGCGTTCGGAAATCGTCTCGGAGCCCTTACTCATGTGCGTCGCCCTGGTTTGCATCCCGCACGCCCCTCTTTCACGGCGAGTAGGCGGCGGGCGTCAGCCTCCGACACAGTCGACCAAGCGAGCCACTTCCCTACGTCCCGGCCTATAGGCAGGGAACCCTCGTAGAACTTTCGCTTGCCAGTGTGGATCTTGTTGTTCCCGTCCCTCTGCGCGAAGTAACACATCACCTCTTCGGGCTGGTGATTCAGAACTTCGCTCTCCTCAATCGCATAACGGTCATTGTCTTTGTGGTGCTCACGTAGCCACGTCTCAGCCAGTTCACGAGTGGCGAAGATGAACTCGTACCCGCCGTCCTCGTAGTCGTAGTACACAACGACGTAGACCTTCACGGCAGCCGCCCCTGCGTATACGCCACGCCCGTCCACCAGTACCCGAGCTGCGCCGCGTCGAGGAAGGGCACGATCCGAGCGGGGTCGAACCCGTGCGAGATCAGATCCTGCACGACCGTGGCCGACTCCATGCGGGTCATGTCGCCCGTGTAGCACTGAGGGCCGTAGTCGACGGCGAGGGCGTTGAGCGCGTCCACGTCGGCCTTTGAGTACAAACCGCCTTGCATCCCCTCGAAGGTGAAGAGCGTGCGCTTCTTCGGCCTGATCCTGCGCCACCAGCTAAGCATTCCGACGATCCGCACCGGGTCATGCGTCTCGTCGTTCAGGTGCACGAAGGGCACGTTCTGCGAGATGTTGAGCGCCTTGAGCTCGGCATCGACCCAGGTTGCGAACCCTGGCCCGGAGAGGTTCTTCGTCTCGGGCCAGTTCCAGGCGGCGTAGACGCCGGTCTTGAGCCCTTTGGCTTGCACGCCGGCAAGGTAGGTCTTCGTCAGCCGGGGATCGCGGATGTCGAACACGACCTCGGTGATGCCGTGGGCCTTGAGCACCGCATACGAGGGGTCGTTGCCGAAGTCGATCCAGACCGAGCGGCTCAAGTGGCGTCCTTCTCCTTGAGGGCGGCGTCAAGGAGTTCGTCCACGTTCTCGGCCCACTCCTTGTGGCTCCTGTTGTCGAACACCAGCTGCCCTTCCCGCAGCGCCTCGATCGCCCCCTCAAGCTCCCTCCCCAACTCCGCGATGCGGGCATCCCTAGCTTCGATCTCACTGATCAGGGCACGCTCTCCGTCGTCGCGCATCTTGTCGCGGATCTCAAGCTCCTCGATGCGGGCTTCCAGGCGAGTAAGCGCAGCGAGTCCATGCTGCCAGATGTCCGAGCGCACCTTCTGCATGTCGCGTTCGGGCGTGTGGTGATAGAGGTCGGCCAGCGCCTCCCGCAGCGTTGCGAGTGCCTCTGCCGTGGTCACGCGATCAGGCATGAGGGTTCACTCTCCGCAACCTCATCTGCCAGTCGGTAAAGCGGTGGAGCCAGGAAAGCGGGTGCGCCCACCACGGGCAGGGAACGCTTCCGTCCTCGTCTGAGTCGAACGTCGTCCAGCCCCAGTAGGGCAGAGTGTTCCACCACAGCCAGCGGCTCACGAGTCACGCACCTCGACACCCCCAGCCCGACCATCCCCCATGCGCCGCCCGGTGCGAGTCCACCGCCTGCATCTGCTCGCGGGGAGTCGGGTAGCGCCCGAGCTTGCGAATCGTCTCGTCCCAGCCGAGGTTTCCGACGCGATGAGCGTCGTCGTTGTACGCGGGGCGGTAGATCCCGAACGCCGAGACGTACGTGCCCGAGTCCCAGTCCCACCGTGAGCCGCCGGGCCCGGTGCCGCCCTGGTGCCCCGTCTCGCAGGCGGCGACACGCTGGTGCTTCGCGGGCATCCAGTCTCTCCAGGCGTAGTGGTAGTGGTGCCAGCGCTCGTACGCCTTCCGTGCCGCTCGAGCCTTGCGTTTCCAGAGCGCGGCGAGTCGACGAACTTGGGAGCAGAGATCCGATCGGGAGGGCTTGTCCTGGCCCGGACGGCCCTGAGCTATCCCTGCCCCCATCTTGGCCCGCCACTCGGCGTAGCGGCGCTGGTAGTAGCGCACGGCTGCGCGAGCGTCGGGGCACGTCTCGGAGGGGGCGACCTGGGCAGTCTGGCCGGCCTGCGCTGAGTGCCCAGCGTCGTGATCCCCCTCCGACACGGCCCCTGTGCTTCCTGCGATAGAGAGTGCTGCGACGAGTGTGGTCAACGCGATCCTGATACCTCTCTCGCTTCCTTGAGTTTCCCCACGTCTTCGGTCGTGGGCTTGTCGCGCGACGGGTAATGCTCGTCGCAGTAGAACGCCGCCATCCGCCCGAGTCCTACGAAGTAGGGACTCGTCCGACGCGATTGACAGCCCGGATAGTCACAGCGGTTGCCCCAGTCGTAGCTGCTCACCGCTCCTCCTCCTCGCCAGTGGTGGCG